CACACAAAATAAAATCTTAGGTAGAACTTTCAACGCAAGTGTTAAACAAAGAACTATCAAAGAAACTATGATTGTTAAAGAATTACCAAAGACTAAAGTATTCTATGGTTTAGAAGGTGGATTCAACAAAGCAGATTTTGTAAGTTCAGTAGGTATGGGAGTTTTAATCAATACTAAAAAAGATAAGATATTACAATTAGGTTTAGGTGTTAATAACAAAACAACAGATGGTACAAATGGTGGATTCACCCCATATGTTAGAGGTGGTGTTTATTGGAAAATTAAATTAAAGAAATAAAATGATAAAACTTACTCAACTAAACGAAGCATCTGAAGTAAAATTCAAAGAATTAAAACCCATTCAACAAAAACAGGTTGTAGCATTCCAAAAAGTAATTGGTGCAGACCATTCTCAAATTTTTGCTGGTATTCACGGAATGGTTGTGGATATTCCAGCACGTGGTAATTTTGGAACTGGTTATCGTTTTGGAGCTGATACTCTTAAAAAATTATTAGCATTAAAAATTCGTTGGGTTGAAGCAGATGGTGATGTAATTTCAATAGGATTCTAAATGATACTAACTGAATGTATAATTGTTTCTAAGGAAGTTGATAATAAATTTATCCTTGCTAAGAATAGAGATAGAGCGTATAAGCCTGTTTTGGAAGTTATACATACTATAATGGATGGTGTTGAAGTTGCTTATTTGCATGATGTAACAACTGATTGGAGTGAAGGTTTAAATGAATTTGGAATTGGTGTAGTAAACGCAGCACTTTTAGTTGGACATGATGAAGCTGAGCATAAGATTGTAAAGAAAGGTGGTAAACCTGGACCTGATGGTGATAAGATGAGAAACATCATTAAACAAAAAAATTTAAAAGATGCTATCAAATCGGCATTGACTTATAAAGGTAAAAGTACATTAGCACTTAAAGGACATACTTTTATATCTTCTCCAAAGCATATGGTTAGTATTGAATCTACATCAAAGCACAAACCTGATGTTAAATTACATAATACGGAATCACCAGTAGTTAGAACAAATCACGGACATTTATTTACCGATGCTGGATATACAAATGGTATTAAATATCTTTCATCAAAAATGAGAAAAATATCAGCAGAGAAAGTTACTGATAAAATTAAAAATTGGGAAGATATTGGACCAGCAATGAGAAAACAATTTTTTCCAAAAGAATCTCAATTAAATATGAGAAGAAACACACCCGAAATGTTTACTTCTTCTCAAACTATAATGAATTTGACTGATAAAATATTAGAAATTGAATATTTTAAAGACAAAGTTGAAAGATTTGAAGGAATTAAAACAAACCTACCTAAAGGATATACTCCTAAAATACAAATTAAGGTAGTACCTCTTAACGAATCCTAAGTTTTTATAGAAATCATATTTATAGACATACAAAATCTAAATAAAAAAGTATGTCAACAGAATTTGAGTTATTTAAAGGAAAATCTCTAAGTGGATTGTTTGAAGATATTTACAACAATCAAACATCAAAAAAACAAAAAATAAGCGGTTTAATTGAGGAAATGAAAAAAATGATTAGACATGCCGGCGATATAGCATCGGTAGGTCCCATACTTTCATCTTTAATAGATAGTTCAGTTAAGAACGATGACCAATTAGTTAAATTAGCAACTATTGCAACTAAAATCATAGCATCTGAAAAGAAAACCGAAGGACAGGAAGGATTTTTATCAGCATTTGAAAAAGAGCAATTACTTAAAGATTTAGAGGAAACAAAACAAGAGGTTGAAAGAGTGGATGATTTAGAATTTGAAATGGAGGAGCTAAAAAAGAAAATGAAATAATATGGCAGACGGTTTAAGTAGTGGTAAATTAGTATCAGCTAACTTTGTACAGCAAAATACAACAAATGTAGTATCACCAAAATATGGTTATGTTTATTCTATTATTTTGGATGAAGAAAATCCTATTTCTAAAAAATTAAATGCTGGAAGTGCTATAATAGGTTCTGTAAGATTTAGACAAACTGATAATTTACAAACGCCTGATGGTGAATTACCAATAGCTTATCCATATGATAAAAATATAAAAACATTACCTGTTAGAAATGAACTTGTTGAAATATTAGATATATCTGGTACTTTTTATTATAGAAGGGCAAATGTAGAAGTAAATCCAACTATAAGCGCTGAATCAAAAGCAATATCTAAACTTTTTAATTCAAAAGAACAAGATAAAGAATCTGGCGGAAACGCAAAACAATATCAAGAAAAAATTGATATTGGGATACCAAATACTAATTCAACAGACGATAGTAAAACAGATGGATTAGGTGATTACTATGAGCCTGTACAGGGAATACATAAATTAAAATTGTATGAAGGTGACACTTTACTTGAAAGTAGATTTGGACAATCAATTAGACTTTCAGCATATAATAATACAAAAAATATATTCTCACCAACAATAATAATAAGAAATAATGAAAATTATTTAAGTAATAAAATAGAAGATGCTAAAAGTACAGAAGAAGATATAAATAGAGATAGCTCTGTGATAGTTTTATCTTCTGGACAATATCAATTACCTTTTCTACCTGGTACAGTTGATGATAAGGGTAGTTCTGATTTTTCAACAAAACCAGAATCTTTTGAAAATTATCCTGACAAATTAATTGGTGACCAAATATTAATAAATTCGGGCAGAATAATACTTTCAGCAAAAAATGCAGAAATGTTATTTTATTCAAAAAAGAATTATGGATTTATTTCAGATGGTGCACTTTCAATTGATAATAAATTAGGAATTGATATTAGTGTGGGTGATGATTTTAATATAATAACTAATGATAGGCAATTTCAAATACTTTCAGGAAAAGGTTCTATATTTTTAGGAAGTAAAGAGCAGGGATTAGAACCTATGGTTAAAGGACAAAAGTTAGTTGAATTATTAGCAGAACTTATAGATGCTATAACACAACAAATTTATTTAACACCATCGGGACCATCAGCAACAGGCCCACAAAATATATCTCAATTTGGAACAATAAAATCAAAATTGAATGATGTACTTAGTAAATTAAATCAAACAACTTAATATGTCTTGGGATATTTTTAAACAAAATATTTTAAATATAGCAAATAACCCAAGTGGTATTCCTGATATAGATACTGTAGCTAGAGCATATGCTTTAGAATACGATGCAGCAATTAAAAGAGGACATGATACATTAAATAATATATCAGTAAAGCAAGGTAACATTGATGTAATGCAGTCTTTATTTAAATCAGCACTTTTACAAGGGCAATCATCAACTGTACCATTTGATTTAGTTGGTGAAATGGGCAAGGGTGTTTTGGGATATTGGCAAGGTGTAACTTTAAATGAGTTTCCACAACCAATAATCCCAGCAGCAGGTTCTACATTAAATATAGCAACAACATCTGCATTATGTACTAATCCGGGTAAATGGTTACCTGCGGTATTTGTTGCTTCGGTTATTGATAGTGGTAATCCATATGATAAATTGGATTGGAGTAAAATAAAAGGATTGGATAAAAACGACCCTGATGTTCAAAGAATTATTAATCCTAATAAAAATGTTGCAGCAGAAACAATTTTTGAAGAAGCAATAGCAGCAGAAGATTACCAATTTAAAGCAGCGGCGGACGGTCAGCTTAATACTATTAAAGATGAAATAATAAATAAAGCATTACGTGAGCAAGGAATTGTTGAAAATACTGTAAATGAAAAAGATTTAAAGAGCGGATACAATAGTTTAGATGAATTATTAAGAAAAGCATCTGCTTGGGCACGAAAACTTAACAAAAACCCAAGAGTAAAATATGAAAATCTTATACAAGGTTATAATTCTTTAGTTCATGGATTATGTCCGCAAGGAGCACAAGCAGTTATTGCGGCATTAACTGGTATTGGTGAATTAGGAAGTTTACATGGACATGCTGATTGGTTTTCATTTAAAAGACCTGGAACATATTATGATGGAGGAGGATACCCATCTTTTGCAGCACCAATTGGTGGAAAAGTATATTATAATGATAAAGTTCGTATTGATTCATCATATACTTTAAATCCTGCTAAATGGCAAGTTGGTGATATAGTTGTAATGGGGTATACTGGTGGCCTGCCATATGGACATATTCAAGTATGGACAGGATTTAAATGGATGAGTGATTTTACTCAAAACAGAATTCAACCAAATCACGTAGATGATTCAACAATCGCATTATGGAGATTGAATGAAAATGGAAAGAATGCAGTAGTTCAAAACAAAAATAAATCTGTATAAAATGTCATTATTACAACCTACAAATAATACTTCAATAATAATAGATGATTTTATAGCATATGCTACTGCCCATTTACAAACTGTTGGTGGCGTTATAAATACTGTATCTTTGTACCCACCATTAGGAACTCCTGGACCTGGTGTAGTTTTATGGTCTGGATATACAGTAGCTCCTGCAAAACAACAATCATCGGCAGCTCAACAACAGCAACAATCAAATGATGCATCAACTACCACAGATGGACAAAAAATTGATGATAAATATGAGAAGCCACCAGTATTTGAAAAAATAACTATACATGATGGTAGGACAGCAGAGGATAGTGATTTACCGCCAGGAACATTTGGAAAATTTGAAAATAATATAGGAACAGGAAATTATAATCCACCAAAAGGAACATATCAAATTAATCCAATTAATGCAAATGGTGTAAATGCTGTAAATAGTGCAATATATGGTGGACTTGTTAATATGCGTGTTTCTACGGAAACTACTATACGAAACGTATATATACCTGTTTTAAATAAAGTTCATGCTGATAAATCACTCGGAATACGATTATTAATGACAGCACAAACACAAAGCGAAGGATTTTTCAAAGCAGGTGATAAAGATTGGATTAAAACTGCATCATTATCATATACAACAAATAATCCGGGAAATATTTATCCTAATGGAGATATGAGTGGATTTAAAACACTTGAAGAAGGTGTTTTAGCACAATGGAAATGGGTATTAGGTCCTATTTTTTCTAGAAAGTCTGACAACTATAACCCAGAATTTTCTTCACTTTCTTTATTTAATTATCTATCTCGTTATGCACCAATTAAGGATGATAAGGGTAAACTAACGGGTAACAATCCAACGGAATATACTAATTATGTTATAGCTTATTTTAAAAAGCAAGGATATTCTATAACAGCAGATACAACATTGGACGAAATTAAAAACATTACAAAATAATCAATTCAAATATTTATAAACATAACAAAACAATATATGGACACAGATAAACTATTAAAAGCTATACAAATTCTTATAAAAGAGGAATTGAAGGAGCAATTACCTGCGTTAATCAAAGAATCCGTTCAAAAGGAAGTAAAAAGATTATTAAGTGAAGGTAAACAACCAGCACCTAAAAAGGAATCAACTGGTATTTCAATGGCTAAAGCTATTTTGGGAGATGAACCTATTATGGAATCGGTTCAACAAAAAGAAGCACCATTAAAAACATACAGCAAAAACCCAATGATTAACCAAATACTAAATGAAACAAGAGGAGGAATTCCTCAGAGTGATGGTGGATTTAGAAGTATGAATTTTGGACAAGGTGATATGGGTTCTATTGTAAGTAGAACAGCAGTAGCTGAAAAAATGGGTTACGGAGATTTAGCTAAAGGACCACAACCAACTGGATTAGGTGTACAAACTGGGGTGGCTGAATTAGATAAAGCATTGAATAGAGATTATTCAGAACTTGTAAAAAGATTTAAAAAGTAATGGCAATTATATTAGGCAGTAAACTTGTAAAAGATACAAAAACATACAATGATTATGCAATAGGAATAACGCTTCCTATTCAAATAACAAATACTGCCTTCAATCAGTCATTTACAACAGCCGAACAAGTTAAATCTAATATAAAAAGTTTGTTACTAACTAAAAAATACGAAAGATTGATGCAACCTGGACTAGGTAGTGGATTGCAGGAATTATTATTTGAACAAAATGATGCTAATTTAGCATCTAAAATAGAATCAACTATAAATGAATCTATTAATAAATGGTTAAATTTTGTTACAATAGAGGAAGTAAATATCCAACAATCAAATGAATTAAGAGATTCAAATTGCGTAAATGTTTCAATAAAATTTAGAATTGGAAACAATGTAAGTTTAGAAAGTGTATCATTTTCAGTTCAATCACAATCAGCATAATATATGGCAATCAATACTATAAATAAAAATTTTAAAAATAAAGGAAAGGATATAAAATATCTAAGTAAAGATTTTGCTTCTTTTAAATCAAACTTAATTGAGTTTGCTAAAACTTATTTTCCAAAAACTTATTCTGATTTTAATGAAACATCGCCTGGTATGATGTTTATTGAAATGGCATCATATGTTGGTGATGTATTGGGATATTATATTGATGATACTCTTAAAGAATCATTAATGGTATATGCCGAAGATGAACAAAATGTACTAGCATTATCTCAATATTTGGGATATAAACCAAAAGTAACATCTCCAGCAACTACAACTATATCTTTGTATCAAATAGTACCTTCTATTGGTAATGGTATAAGTAATATTCCTGATAGTAAATATTATTTAAGAATAAAGGAGGGAATGTCTATTTTATCTACTAATGGTAAGGTAGAATTTAGAACAACTGATTTGGTTGATTTTGCAGATGAAAATGGAAGAGAAATTACAATATATGAAACTGATTCAAACACAGGAGAACCTACATTTTATTTAGCAAAAAAATATGTAACAGCAATATCAGCAACATTAAAACAGCAAAATTTTACATTTGGTAATTATGCTGCATTTCAAACTATTGAATTAGCTGATACGAATATAATTGAAATACATGATGTAAGAGATTCTAATAATAATAAGTGGTATGAAGTTCCTTATTTGGGACAAGAGATGGTATTTATTGATTACCCAAATACAGAAGCAAATGACCCAGACCTTTATCAATTTAAATCATCAATTCCATATGTTTTAAAAACAATAAAAACTCCAAAAAGATTTACAACAAAAATAAATCAAAATAGTACAACAACTTTACAATTTGGAGCTGGAGACCCAACTGCATCTGATGAAACATTAATTCCAAATCTTAAAAATGTTGGATTGGGATTACCAAACTCAATAAGTAGATTAGAAGAATCATTTGACCCAACAAACTTTTTAAAAACAAAAACATATGGTACATCTCCATCAAATACAACTATAACTGTTAAATATTATGTTGGTGGCGGTGTTTCTTCAAATGTTGCTAGTGGGCAGTTAAATAGAATAAATGGAGTAGAATTTGAAGAAGATATACAAACATTTACAGCAGCTCAACAATCTTTATATGCAACTATTAAAAATTCATTAGCAGTTGATAACGAAGTTCCAGCAGTTGGTGGTAGAGATGGTGAAACAATTGAAGAAATTAGACAAAACTCATTAGCAAACTTTGGTTCACAAAACAGAGCAGTAACTGTAAAAGATTATCAAGTAAGAGCATTATCAATGCCTGCAAAATATGGAGCAATTTCTAAAGCATACGCAACAGCAGATGGTACATTGGATAACAATTCACCATCTTCAATATTAGCATCTCCAAATCATTTGCAAGAATTTACTGATGTTGTAAAGGGATTGATTAATACAGCAAATACACCAACTGAACAAAGTATTAAAGAATCTATAACAAAATTTTTAGTTGGTAAAACTGCAAATGAAAATGAAAAAAACAATCCATTTGCAATTAATTTATATTTGTTAGGGTTGGATTTTAATGGTAATCTTACAAATTTAAATAGAGGAGTTAAAGAAAATTTAAAAACATATTTAAACGAATTTAAAATACTTACAGATGGTGTAAATATAAATGATGGTTTTATTATTAATATTGGAATTGAATTTGAAATTATAGTTTATAAAAATTATAATAAAAATGAAGTATTAACTGTTTGTATAAACGAATTAAAAGATTACTTTAATATAAACAATTGGTTATTCAATCAAACTATTAATTTAAGTGAAATTGAATTATTATTAGCAAATGTAGAAGGTGTATCTTCAATTTCTATGTTAAAGATTACAAATAAATGTGGTGGAAAATATTCATCTAATTCTTATAATATAGATGCGGCTACAAAAAATAAAGTTATATATCCTTCATTAGACCCATCGGTTTTTGAAGTTAAATATCCTGATACGGACATAAAAGGAAGAGCAAAATAATGGCATACTATTTTATGACAGCATCAAAAGATGCATCAATTTACTTACAACAACCAAATCAAAATACTGGTTTGGATGAAGTTTTAGAAGTTAGCAAAGTTTACTATGGAAATATAAAAGATGTTTCTAGAGCATTACTTAAATTTGAAGTAGCATATCTATCAGCATCTTTATCCAATGGAGATATTAAAATGTCAGATGCAACTTTGATTTTAAAAGAAACAAAAAGTGAAGAACTTCCTTTAGATTATACTTTATATGCATACCCAATTTCAGGAAGTTGGCAAATGGGTATTGGTACTAGATTTGATAATGTATCAACTCAAGGTGTAACTTGGAATTATAGAGAAGGTGATACTAAATTAGATTGGTTGCAAAATAATTTAGCATATGGTACTGACGCAAATCCTAATAATGGTACTGGTGGAACTTGGTGGATTGGAAATACAACAACTCAAAATTTTAGTTATCAAACTGCTGATATAGCAATGGATGTAACTACAATGTTAAGAGCTTGGATGAGTAGTTCAATACCTAATGATGGAATCTTAATAAAGCATTCTGATGAATTTGAAAACAATACAGAAGATTACGGTATAGTAAGATTATTTAGTAAAGAAACACATACTATATATCAACCAAAAATTAGAATAGGTTGGGATGACCAATCTTTTGTAACTGGTTCATTAACTGCATTAGATGCAAATGATATTAAAGTTGGTGTTAAGAATTTCAAAAAAGAATACAAAAAAGATACAATTAGTAAAATAAGAATATTTGGTAGAGAATTATATCCTTTAAAAACATTTACAAATCAATTTTCTTATAATGATTCAAAGTATCTTCCAAAATCTACATATTATCAAATAAAAGATTTTGCATCTGGTGATGTAATAATTCCATTTAGTGATTATTCTAAAATTAGTTGTGATTCTGATGGAAATTATATAAAAATTAACTTTTCAAATTGGGAAGCTGATAGGGTTTATAAAATTGAATTTAAAGTAGATATGGGTGATGGTGATATTCAATATTTTGATGAGGATATAACTTTTAGTATTGTAAAAAATTAAAATGGCAACAAGCGGTTTAAAAAATGAAGGATTAATAAATGAATTACTAATAAGTGGTTCATCTATATTACCACCAAGAAATGCATTTGGGGTTTATTCTTTTGATGCTTCTAATTTAACGGATGGTGTTGTTTCTGGGCATTTAACAAAGCCAAAATACAATAATACTGAATTAATAAAATCGGTTGATACTGTAATTGTAGAACTTTTACCAATTGAACCACCACCATTAGATGATACTGTTCCAAGACCAATATATAATGAAGCTACGCAATCTGTAATTGATTTAACAGCAGAGGTTGCTAGATTAAATACAATTGTTACAGATTTAAGAGCAAAAGTAGATGAAGTTCAAATAGTTTCTGAAAGTTTAAAAGTATCATTAGATTTAAAAGATATAAATTTAGCAGCATCACAAAATCAAACTGGACAATTAACTTCAAAAGTATCATCAACAATAATTCAATTACAAAATTCAATTCAAAAAGCAACAGCAGAATCAATTCAAAGAGTTTCTTTATATGCTAGAAATCAATCTTTGCAGCAAGAGTTAGATGCGCTTCGTATAGCAGCATCAGCAAAAGAACAAGCACTTGCAGCTGGAGCAGTATCAACAGGACAATTAGCAAGTATATTATTTGATAAGGGAGACCCAACTAAAGGTACTCAAGCCGTAATGATATCTATGGATTATGGTGGTGGGTATGGTTCAACTGCATCGGCTGGTAAATTTGCAGCTAGTAATGACCCATTAACCGCAACATTTAGAAGTTACTTTGATGTAATAGCATCAGCTGCATTAACTGGAAACAAACAAATTACAGTTGATATTAAATTTAGTAATGGTGGTATTACAAGTTCTCCTTTTGATTTTGGAGTAAGTTTTCCTCTAACATTAAAAGAAAATGAAACTAAAAGATTTGATATGTCTAAGCCATCTAGTTATTTAAATGGATTAGCAGGTCAGCATGGAGGCGGATTGTTTTCACATTCTAGTCCAACTGTTTATAATTATACTATGAGTATAATTGTATCGGATGGTACTAAAACAGAAACAAAAGATTTCACAATGAGATTATATAATCATAATTAACAATGGCAATAAAGACTATAAAAGAAATAATAGATAATAAAGGATATATTGTTAATTCAAACGATAGAGCAATTTTTGAACAAGGCAATCTACAATCTTTTTTTGGATTTGGAGAGCATGATGCAATAGAATGTATTATTTATGATATAAATGATAATCAATTACCACAAAATGGTGAATTGGTTAGATATATCCCATTAACATCAAATAACATTTCCGATTATTTGTTAATAGCAGAGGGTACAATTTTAACAAAATATCAATTACCAACAGAATATTTTATAGATGTTGAAAGAATATTAAGAGAAGCTGGATATGATAATGGTATTTTTAAAACACAAATTACTTTACTAAATAAAAAAGTTGGTACTGAAAAAGAAAATGATAAACTTTGGATTTCAGAAATATCACCATCAAGAACAGAAGTAAGATTATATCCTATTAGAAAAGTTAATTTCCCAAATCCTGAATTGGAAGAAAGATTTAATTTATTTGTAAATAATGGTGAGTTTAGAGATGATACTATAAATTTAGCATTTAATTTTATTGAGCAAATAAAGCCAAATTATATAGGTAGCTTTGTAAAATCAAAATATTCAGAAGGTTGGTATAATAAATTAATTAAAGAATTTAAAATAAGTAGCTTTGATGTTTTTTGTACTCAATTGCATAGTAAATTTGTAGAAGCTTGTATGTATGAATTTACAAATAGAATTTCTGATATTGAAAATGCAAATTATGGTAAACCAAAAAATTCAAAACCATCTGTTAGATTAGCAAAGACCGATATTAAAGATATATGTAGAAAGATTTTAGTTAGTACTATTAATCATTATTTATATAGACAAGATATACATACTAAAGCAGAATTTGATTCGGCAATGGATAGTAGTATAGATGAAGTTGGACAAATATTGCAAAAATTAGAATCAAATCAAAAAATTGATACATCTAATCCAGTTTCTCAATTAGCAGTTTTAAATAAACCATTTCAAACCGCACAGGATTTGCATTTAGATATTGAAATTAGAAAAACTCTTCCAGTAGAAGTTAAAGAATATATTCCTATTGTAACTCCTGATACCGAGCCACCATATATACCACCTGTAACTAGAGGAGGAGGTGGTGGTAATCGTAGAGAAGTAGGCGGTGGGCAAATATATGATACGGGATTACCTCAATATTATGATAGGGTTAATAGAAACATATCAATAGATGCACAAAAATAATTTCAATAATAAATGAGATGATAAGAAACGATAGATTATATAA